TCTCTGACACAATAGTTCAACATTTCAGATGAGTAATTAAGATAATCTTCAAACTCTATTTTGTTGAAGCCTAACTTAAAACCCCAAGTCTCTAAACTATGTCCTCCTTCTCTAGTAGGATTAAACAGTCTTGACATAACCAAAGTATCTAAAATTTTCTTATCAGATAGTTTTATACCTGCAAATTTTTCTACCATCGGTATGTCAAAACCAATTATATTGTGCCCAATCAAAGTATCAGCCGACATAAGTAAGTCATAACCATCCTGTAATTTTTTAGGTGGAAACTTAAATATTTCGTTTGTCTCTAAATCTTGGGCAACAATACACCAAATCTTAGTTGCTTTTAAATCATCTGTTTCTATGTCAAAAACTAAATCCATAATTAAAACGCTTTGTCATCATAGTCAACTTCAATATCTGAATCAGATAGCTCACTAAGTCTACCTGTTTCAGTATCGTAAAGCAAGTGAGAAGCCATACCAACGTCTCCTGTATATCTTGATTTTAAGATACGTACTCTCGTTGTTCTTGACTCATCATAGTCATCAGACTGTTGATTTCTTTCTAGTGCTATCACACAATCTGATAGTTGAGCTATGCTGTTTGAACCACGTAAATGAGATAGACTTACCTCTATACCATTCTCGTGACCTTTATTACCATCAACTCTTCTCAGATGAGATACTAAAACAATACCTGCTCCAGTCTCTTCTACAATACTTCTAAGCCTAGTCATAATATTGTCAATGGCTCTTCTTTCATCTCCTTCAGATACCGCAGTAACTAACATATGTAAGTGGTCTATCACTATCCATTTACAGTCACATCCGACAATCATAAATCTTAATTTACTAAAGATATCATCAATGTCGTTAGTGCCAAAGTGAGAATGAATCCATACTCTATTTTTATTTTCGCCATCGTAAAGAATATTAAACATCTTGTCTAATTCTTCTCTACTAAACTTTTCTCTCTCTTGGTCTATGTACAATCTAGCATTAGCCTCAATAGAGAGTATGCCATCTATAGTTCTTCTCCAATCCTCTTCAAGAGCTATCACTCCAACATTATCTGTCGTGTTTTTAATCAAATGATGCTCAAGCTCTCTAGTAACTGAAGACTTACCTAAACCTGTACCACCTGTCAAAGTAACTAACTCTCCTTGTCGTAAACCATAAAGCTTCTTGTTTAAGCCTTCCCAAGGATAAGGAATACTATCTTTCTTTTCTCTGTCATGAAACTTTTCTCTTTGCTCAGATACATTTATAACTCCTGATGGAGTGTAAACTTTAGCAGTCCAGAAAGCCTCAACAAATTCTTTATGCTTGTTGTTTCTAAGCATATCGTTAGGGTCTTTCCAACCATTAGGCAAAGTAAGAATCATAGCCTTGCCCGGTTTAAACAGTCTAGCAACTTTTGTTGCAGCCTCTTTTCCTGCCTTGTCATTATCAAAAGCAATGACCACGTTTTCAAAGTTGTCAAAGTATTCAAGACTTTCTTTTATATCTTTGACTGCACCGGCTGCTCCACGCTTAATAGAAACAACTGCCCACTTACTACCTAACAATTCATAGGCTGACATAGCATCACATTCGCCTTCGGTAATCGTTACATACTTACCGCTACTAAATAGTTGTTGACCAAATAAGCCTGTTTCATTGTAGCTACCTGATAAGAAAAAGTTTTTATCTTTTACAACTCTAGTCTTTGTAGCTGAAAGCTCGTGACCATTGTAGTACGGATATAAATGTTTAATTACTTTGCCCTGTAAATCATGGACAACTTTTACTCCGTACTTCTCTGCTGTTGCTTTTGAAATGTGTCTATCAGATAACGCTGAAAACAAACCGTCATCTAAAGATTCAGTCTGTTTAAACGTATTGGTATTTTGTTTTTGCATATTACTTCCTTCATTATTTTGTTTGTCATACTTCGGCATAAATTCTCCACAACTGAAACATTTTGCCGAGCCATCTTTGTTAACCCCTACTGCATCGCTGCTACCACATAGGGGACATGGTTGGTGAACTTTGTCCCAACTACTATCCATAAGCCCTCCTGTTATGTTATTTTTCTACGGTCTTTGTTTTAGACTCTTTGACTTCCTCAGCCTCAACAACCTCTTCTACTTTTGCTTCAGGGCTATCCTCTAACAATTTCTCTAAGTTAGCTCTGTGAGTAGCCGAGGCAAAACTTAGTGCTTCAGTTACAATGTCTAAATTACCTACCTTAGAAATTATAACTCTAGCCTCTCCTTGCTTCGCCTCGTCTGTAATCTTATTTATGTCGTAGACTAATTCGCCATCTTCTTTTTTTACTGTAATAATCATAATTAAAACTCCTCATTTTCAGAATCAGATTCAGAATATTCTACCAAATTTTCAACCTTAACTGCCACTAATTCAGCAAAACTTCCGTAATCATTTTTATATGGTTTTATTTTAACAGTAACTTCAGAACCATTACCTACTAATGAATCTAAATCATTACCATCAGAATCTAAAAGTTTAGGAGCTTCATTTAAAGTACCATCATTTCTTTCTGCTCTTCTGCTAAAAGTAAATGCCGGTTCTTCGTACTTAGATTCTCCTGCTCTAGTCCTAACTTGCGATAAACCAATACCCTCTAATTTAGTGGCAGTCTCATCATCAGTTAAAACAGTAAGTCCATACTTATGTGGTTTAAACCTAGTATTAGGTGTGGTTATGTTAGCCCACATAGCTTTTCCTTTTACATATTCATACATAATATATACTCCTTAAAATAAATCTATTATAGCATATAGGGTTTTTAGGCACAAGACCCTAAACTTGTTCAATACCAGAGTATTGACTGACACGATAAAGGAAGTGTAAATATGAGGGCTACGTGTCATGCCATTGGGAGAACATCAAAGATGTCACTTAATTTTACTATGTCATTATCAAACAGAGTTATAAAAAAATTATCTCCTGTTTTATTAATTTCATAGCAAACTTTATTCTCATAAAATTCCTTATAGTTATCATTCACAAAGTTAGTAAAGGCTTGATATTGTTTTTCATCTACCAATCTTGTTTCAGAACTATTAATCATTCGCATACTATACTCCTACCATTTCTCAATGTCAACTACTTTATTCAAAAAATAATTAAAACCTCTACTACATTGATAAGGGTCATTACCTTTTCCAACATAAGTAAATTTAGATTGAACGGTTGATGGATTTACATGGTCAAAGTATCTTAATACCCAACCGTTTAAACGCTCTGCATATTCTTCAATTTCTTCATAAGTACCATACACATAATGCATCTTAGTATTCTCATCAGAAACTATTGCTATTTCTATTCCTGTCATACTGCCTCCTTATGCCACCAATTAGGCATTGGTCTACCTTTCTCCCATTTAGCGTAATGCTTTTCGTTAACAACATATCTGCGATAAGCAACGATAGGGTCTTCGTGTTTGTATTTATCTGGCATAGCCTGAGCAAGTGGTGTCATATTCCACTTACGTACTATGGGATGGTCAGATGGTATATCCCCTAGAGATAAATCGTAATCATTAATATTTGTAGGTACTTTTTTTAGAGCTTTACCAAGTTTAGTAATACTCGCATGTTCTCTACCATATCTATATTTATATTCATCCCCTAACGCAATGAAGTGGTCATACAACCATTGGTAGTTTCCTTTCGATTCTCTAGCCCAAACTGTACAAGGATGATTCCAATATGCCCTCTTGTAAAGTCCTACCTCGTCTGCATACTCATCACCATCTAATTCTCTGTGTGCAGTACACAACATTTGTGCAGTTTCTAATGGCATTTTAACCAACATCTTATCTGGTTGTGCCTGTGCTGATAAAACCGGACATTCGTATAAATAAAATATATTCATCTGCCTTGCCCTCGATATGCTTTGTAACTCTTCCTTTTGTTTTTATTCATGTGCTTAGTAGATATCTTAACTCGTCTACCTCTACCACCTCTACCCTGAGATGTGCTTTTCTTAACATGATTAATTAATTTTACTTCCTTTTTAACTGCCATATTTAATCCCTCGTTCTGTGGTCTCTACGATACTGAACATACTCTTTAACAAGACTTGTAAAGTTATCTTCGTACCATTCTTTGTAAGGCTTCTGCTCATCCTTCCACCTTAAACACTCATCACAATACTCTACATACTTTCTACCTATAAAGAAAGTTATAGCTTTGTACTTTTTAGATTTCTTAATTTTTAAATTTCTTATATTCATAAATAAAATAAAATATTAAATAATTATTATTAATCAAAATTTTATAAAAAGATTTTATCATAAATTTTTGACATTGTAAAGCCCAAAAAAAATGAGCAGTTTTATATCATGCTCAGGATATCATTTAATATGGAGATTTAAATGAAAAATATTTAAGCAGTTTAACATCATGCTCAGGATGTCATAACTTAAAACGGAGAAAATTATGAAACTGTTTAAACGCTCTAACTATATTTATAATTATCTTTATTATATTCTAGTCCAAGTACATTTACTAACTGCCATTTTATATTCTGTAAATTTCTAGCGTCACTTAAAAACATATCTTGACACTCAAACAAAGTATCTAAAGCTGTATCAAGATTGTTTACTGAATCAACTAGAGCTTGATACTGTTCGTTAGAAAACTCTATTGATACTTTTGTTTTTAATTTTTTAATTGTTACATCTTTTTTCATTTTACCTCTCCATCATAATGCATTGATATTATCTCTGCTATCTTTTCATAAGTACAGTCTATGATTTCATTATCTTTAAATCCTCTATCCTCATCATAGTCCCCACTCATTAACTCGTTATGTACATCTTCGACCAACTTATCCGTAGTTTTATCTGATAACTTTGATGCTATCTCATTTGCTACTGATAAGCTCTCATGTATTTTATCTTGCCAAGTCTGCATTTTCTTCCTCCATAAGTTGTTGTTCTTCTAAACATTCTCTGTCATATTCTAAATCAACATAATCAAATTCTTCAAAGCATTCATCTTCATAAGTTACTTTGTCTGACCATTTCCAATCTGTATCCCATAAGGATATTCCATCTGTCTTTGAGTTGTCAACTATAACTGTATCATCTTTTAAAGTTATGATTAAGTCAGTCCACTTACCCACTTGAATTTGTTTAATATCATCTACATTAAACTTATAACTCTCTGCAATATTTTCTATATCCCAATGTAAATAGGTATTATATTTTGCACGTACTGTTTTTACTTTACTGTAAGACATTCTATTCCTCTTTAATTATTTTAAAAGTTTTTAGTTGTTGTATCTCATTCCACTTTTTCAAAGGTATTCTTTTCCAATGTGGAGCATGAGCCTCTTTAATCTTTACCCACTTATAACCAACTGTACCAACCTTAAACATTCTATGTCCTGCGGGTACATTCCGTAACTCGTAAGCATTGTAGAAACTAATCAACATCTTTTATTTCCTTTGGTAAATCTTCCCATCTATAAAACTTTTTAGTTTCAGCATCCCAAAACAAACCCTTGTAAATAGGTTCATCATCAATAGGAATACTACCTACCGTCACTCTAGGTTTATAATCTTTTGTCATATGTTCTCCATGATAATTAATTGTGGTGGCTAGTACCCCGAATCTAATCTAGGCTTTACCTAGCCACCTATCAAATATAAGCAATCAGCTTCGTATGCAGTTAGAATATAGCTTTTTATTCGCTTACATACTTATGCCTCATCCTACTAAGAAGCCTTCACAAGTCATTTCTAGAATAACTTTTCTAGTATGCTCTGTTCAGTAGAGTATTATCCTAGCTATATTTGATAATAAGATTGTCTCATCTCAGAAACAAAAGTCAATACTATATAACTATAAGTTATATGCTTATTCATTTAAGTTTATTAATTTATATTCTCCTCTTTTAATTTTACCAACTACATCAGACTTCTTTTCTCCTAAAAATAAATCCCTACATTTGACAACATGCTCATTAATCCATCCGTACTTGTCATCAATAAAGACTTCATCCTCTGTAATCTTTACAATTATTTTATCTTCACTCTTGTAGTAAGTAGCATCATCATCAACCATGATAAAATCATTCTCTAACTTCTTACCATTTAAATTATACATATTTCTTTCTACTAATTTTTTCATAAGTTGTTTAAACGCTCCTCCCAATCTTCCATAATATTTTTAATATCTATAATCTTTTCTAAAGAAAGACCATAATCCCAAACTCTTTCAATGCCATCATTCCAATTAGTCCATCTTATAAAAGATACATTCTTGTATCCTTTTTGAGTGACCCACTCTCCATCTTCGTTTTGATAAGAGTTCCATTCATCTTCAGGCAAATCTTTATCATACTTCAAAATAAATATATCAGATGAATCCGTAGCATTAACTCCTGCGTACTCATCATCCCTTGTAGCGTGACATAGTTCTGGGTCATTAGTTATATCCTGTAAAACATTACCTTCACATTCAATAAAATAATGATACCCTTTGTTTTTAGTTTCTTCCAGAATTTCCTCTAGTAAATGCTTAATCATAACACCTCCTTAGTAATCGTTATCATTGTATTTTACCACTCCCTGCTTGTCAAACCTTTTTGTTTCTTGAGGTTGTATAAAAAACAATGTCAATATTGCAAAGCTAAATATAACTATGCAGAACAATAATAAAACTCCATTCGTCATGCTACCTCCTTAATCTTCGTAATAAAAATCTGCACATTCTAATAAACATTCAACACCATATAATTGATGTAGTTCACTTTTGAATTGTTTTTGCATGTCCTTATCATCTTCATTTGTTTTAATGCAGTTTTTAGAATCATTAATTAAACAGCGAACAACTGCTAAAGCTGTTTCTAGTTCTTTGCTTTTTCTTTTGTATGTAAGTTCAATACTCAT